GGCTGCCTTGCCCGGGAGATGATAAAACTAATCTCAACCTATTCTTCCAACCTCCTTCACTGCACCACCTCAAACAACGTCGTGACCGTGTTTGTGTTAGGCGCAGTGCCCCAACCCACAGCATTATACGTGTAGGTCAGGGACGTCCCCGCGGCGGGCACCGTTATCCAGTGCTCAGCAAACACCTGCTGAGTACTACCGGACTCCGACGTGCCGTAGGGCTTCGAGAGGGTAGCGTTGACATCGCTGAACAAGTACGTCCAACACGCCCCTGTCTGAGACGTGAACGCAGTACCGGTTCTCACCGTCGTGCGTAGAATATACTTGCCAGCTCTGCCAAACCAGAGTCGCCCCGGCGTGCCGGCGTCCACGGACAGGACGTAAGGTTGCGAATCTGGGGGGGCTCCCACATAGCGCGTAAAGCACCTAGCGGCGAACCCCGTGAGGCCAAAGTTATCGACAAAAGAGGTGCCTGAGACACCAATATTGCCGAAGCACGAGGCGACATTACTGCCGGCCGTGTTGACTAAAACCACTGAACCTCCCGGCACGTCAGACGCACCGGAAGGCGGTAAGTAGGGCTCGAAGAGGTCCACTGTATAATGTACCCACAACTCACCCAATACCGTACCTGCACTAGCAGCCAACCCGCTCGACGCGACGTAAAAGTCGCATAGATCGGTCAACTGCGTAGGCGTGTTCACGGAGGGGTTTCGAACCCATCTTTCAGGGTTTCCACCGTTCCGCGAAGCACACTCAACTCCAGCGAGCAACGAATTACTCGGTTTGGAGGACACGGCGCCAGTCATAGCCTCCATTTGGGGCTTAGACAAAGGCGCCGGAGCGATCGGATTGTAGTTGGGTGCAACCACAACTGATCCCATGGCAGAATTTGTTGAATATTCGCTTGTCGTACTCCTGAACTCAAACACAAGCTGTTGAAACTTGTACTTGGCAAACCGCTGAGCGATCGGCGCTAGCCAGGGGAAACAAGTGGAGTCACCAGGGTTGACGTAGAACGTCTGGCCTACTGTGAAGTTAGCCGGGACGCTCGGGGACGCCAGGTCCGTGATGAACTCAGAATGCACGATTCTGCGTGCCGTGTTAGGATCGGCGACCGCAGGCGCACCAGAGCGGTGCACAATATCGTTCAAAATATACTCTCCATAACCGGTGAGCATGGACAAACCCTTGCCCATAGCTCCCCCGATCATTCCGCCACCAGGTCCGCCTAAAGCGGATCCGAGTGCTCCTCCCATTGACGCAAAAGTGCCTTTGGGAATGCCAGACAAAGTAGCGTGTACGATGTCTTTGATGCTGTATCGGCCGTTACCAGAGATCTGAATCTCCGTTGGCCCTTTCCGTTTGACGGCGATAGTATTCTGGGCTTGCCCAGACCTCGCCTTTTTGGATTTCTTGCTCTTATCTTTTGACTGTTGTTCCATTTCAACGGGCCAAAAGTGCCCCGTCCATCTCATACACTTCAACTTTGAGCTTGGGAGGTCCAAGGTCGATAAGCGGTTTCTCACCGCCCATCACGGCCCACCGCATCATTGCG